TGAGATTAAATTAGTCAGGTAAGTATTATCAGAAGCAGAAGCTATCTTTAAATGTGCTTTCACTTCATCTAATGATACAGCAGTACTAGTAGCAGCTGTTGTAACTATATATCTTCCAAGTATTGGCTTATTCATAGAAATAAAATAAAGAGAAGGAGTTTCCTCCCTCTCTTATTAATTACGATGTAATTTTGTTAGCGATTACTGTAGGAGTACAAGCCACCCCATCAAATAAGGAGTTAGCTACGATACGACCTAACCCAGCAGCAGACAAAGTATAAGGATCAAATATAATATCCAAAGATCCAAAAACTCCTATGTGAAATTGGCTGAAGTCAGCGAACAAAATTTGCTCTGCATCTGTTCCTCCATTACCTACATTAGAAGATGTATAGTAGTTATATCCATTACAAGTCTTAGCAACAGGATCAACTAATGCTGACACACTAGAAACAGCAGCTAAAGCTTTTGCACCAGCTAAGGCTTTTGCATTGAATAAGAATCCTAATCTAGCTATTGCTGGATTAACCCCAGCTCCGATTAAGTTTCCTTCCATTGTGTAAGCTAAAGCAGCAGTTAAAGCGTCTCCTGTTATATCAGTAGCATCTGCAAAGATAGAAGCTGGAGCGCCTGAGCCTTGATCTGAAGCAGCTAATAAAGCTGACTCTAAACTAGCTATCTGAGAAGCTGCCATATTTCTACGGAATGCTGCTTCTGCTCCTGTGTTCTGAGTAAGTAATTCTGAAGTCATATTAACTACAGAGATTAATTTCTTAGGATCTAAAGCTACAGAAGTCAAATCTCCAACAGCATCAACATTAGTAACATCAGAAGCGCTTTCTGCTTTCCAGCTAGAAGCTACATTCTGAACGATTGGCATTTTACGATCAGCAGTTAAGCCTGTGTAAATATTTGCACCAGCCTCACGTAATACGCTATTTGCGAATAATTGATCTGTATAAGATCCTAAATCAGTAGGAGGCACAGCTTCTGCATTGGCATCAGCTCTCTGCTGTAATACTGTCATAGGGATTCCGATACCACGAATCAAACGATTAGGCTCTTGTAAACGAGCTTCTTGATCCATCTCCTTCACTAAGCCATCCATGCGACCTGTGTAAGCTGCTTTCACAGCATCTGTGAAACGATAGTTAGCTTCTTCTTTAGATGCTTTAGGAGTTAAATCTACCCCTGAAGTAGCAGCCATTGAAGCCTTCATAGATTCTAATTTCTCTGCTCTCTCAATGTTCTTATTGATAGAGTCAATCTTTTCAGATAGAGAATCAAATTCTACATTCTCATCTGTAGTTAACTCTCGACCTTCAGTCTCTGCTAACTTTACCATAGTGTCAAGAGTCTCAGTAATAGAAGCTCTCTCTTCTTTTAATTTTACGCTGTTCATTAGTTTCTCTTTTTAAGTAATTTTAATTTGAGTTTTTGATAATAACTCTTAGGAGTAGTAATCTCCTCCTGTTGAGTAGGCTCTATTTGTACTTCTGTAGTCTGAGCTTCTACTTCCTCTAATGCTCTAGCTGATACTGTAGCTGATCCATAAGCTGGATTAGTTACAGCTGAAACATCATAGAGCATATCAATAGAGTTAATAGTTCTGATAAGTTTACCATCTCTCTTCTCCCATGAATCTCCTCCATCTGTAATAGTGAAGGCGAAGGAAGAAGAACTAATATCTCCTCTTTTGATGCTTTCATAGAGATCCTGAGCATAGCTCTGCTTCCCTAGTTTTACTGTATATTTTAGTCCCCTCTCATCTACAGACAGCTGTAGAGTCTTAGGAGATCGACCTAATACATAATTGTTATCATGATTAATAAGAGCTACAGTCTGAGTCAAATCAGCACTTCTAAAGGCATCAGGACTAATGTATTCATAGAATCCTCCTAAATTTTTTGACTCACTATTAAAGACTGAGCCATATCCCTCTATGATATATGATCCATCTTCAGCCTCTCTTACTTCAAATTCAGAGCTGCTTATATTTCTTCTTTCTAAATTATTCTCCATCAGTTTCTTCTTTAGTGGCATCTGCCATATTTAAAGGAACTAGATATTCTGAGAGTCCCTCTTCCTTGTTTAGATTCTCTAGCTCTCTCACTTCATTCCTGTTAAGCCATCCATTCTGAATAGCTACAGCATAACTATTATATCTACTTTCAATATCTCCCCTGAGAATACCTGAAGCATTGAACTCAAAGAAGAGAGAATCTTTCTCATCTTCTCTAAGTAATTTCTTATTTAGTTCCTGTTCCCAATTTACTAAATATGGAAGTAGACAGTTTCTGTAGAACATTATACTCTGCTCCTCTACATTGGCTCTAGAAGATGAGTCTCTCATGATACCAATCTGAGAAGGAGGAACTGCAAAGATAGAAGCTATCTCCTCTCTAGTGAATTCCATTTGCTTTAGTAAATCACTATCAGCTGGAGTAAGATTCAATCTATGATACTCCATTCCATTAGGAAGGACTGCTGTAGTATGAGAGTTCCCAGCTCCTGAATATTTCTGATTCCATGAATATCTTAACTGCTCAACTGTCTCAGGCTTTAAAGGAGTAGGACTCTTAATATATCCTGAGATATTTCCTCCGTTAGAGAAGAAGTTATTTGCGAACTCTCGAGATCGAACTCCTAATCCTAAAGTCTCTGCATACATCTGTAAAGGAGAATATCCTGAGCATCCATCAAAAGATAAGCCTGATATGTGTAAAACATCAAAGCTGTTTAATGGCTGATCTACTCCTGTAACTTCATAGAAGAGATTATCTTCATATTTAATAACTCTAACATTCCCTGATACTAAAGGAATAATCTCCACAGGGATTCCTCTATTATCTCTAACTATTGCTGAATAAGCATTCCCATCCAATAGCAAATTAATCATCTGCTGAACTCTCCAATTATAAGAAGTATTAATAGGATTGGGAGTGTCATGAGTAAGCTTATATAATATGTGAGCTTTATCTATTGTCTTATCTGTTCCTTCTCTTCTATATAAGTTCAAAGGTAAAGAAGCGACTGCTGTACTGATAGCTCTTACACAAGCTGTAACAGCTGCTATACTCATAGCCTGTTCTTTAGAACTCGTAGGAGTCCCTGTAAGATTAGAGAAAAAGGAAGGCTGAGCAAAAGATCTATCCTCTGCTTTAGGAGTGAAAATTCTCCAAATGTTATCTAATAACCCCAATGATTCTAGAATGTATAGTTACACAATTAGGCAATATAAGTATAAGTATTATATAGTGATTGAAATAATTTTAAATCTTTTTAACAAATGTAGTAGGATATATGAAATAAGTTTATATCTTTACAGTGTTATTAACAAACAAACGCTAGAAATTATGACACTAAAATTCAAAAGACATACAGATTATATCGGAAGATACTTAGCAGAAGGAGAGTACAGAGGATATAAAGTAAGAGTTGAGATTGCAAAGTATGAGCAAGGAGGATTCAACTACACTACTTATTTAAATGGAGAATTAGCAGATTCTTACGGACATTCAGGATTAAGAAAATCAGAAATATTAGCGACTATTGATGAAGTTACAATGGCAGACATTGATGAAAAAATAAGATACAGAAATTTATAAGAACGGGAGCTTAGTCTCCCTTTAACTTAACTATAGAAACCATGACTAAAGATCAATCCAATCAAAAGCTAGAAGCTCTGATAGAGTTATACAAGTCATTAACTCCTGAGCATCAAAAGCTATTCAAAGAATTCTCTAATGAATATCAGAAGAAAGTAGATGACTTAGAGGAAGCCTGTCAGCATCTCCGAAGTCAGCTAATCAAAATAAGGAACTCTCCATATTAGGAGAGTTTTTTTTTACTCGAAGATTAATCCTATATACAGGATCCCTAAGAATAATCTTATCTCATCATTATCTACTGTGATTCCTACACAGAGTCCTTTTATCATTGCTAATTCTACATGCATCATATAAAGAAAATTTCTGAGGACTGCTCCTCGTTCATACTGTCTTGTAAATATTCGACCATCCCATTACACAGAGCTACTATACCATCTATCTTCTCTGAGCTTTTTTTCCTACTCCATCTCTTATTATCATTCTCATCATATAAGATAACAGCGTTATCTACATTCCAAGTAAGAATAGGATTCCCTCCATGCTGTAAAGTCTGAGCCTTAATCTGATTCTCCATCTCTACAATAGCTGGAGTCCATGTATAGCTCCCCTGAGCCACCTCAGCACAATCTATCCCATGCTCATTATATAAGCTGAGGATTAACTCTGTAGCATACTTCCTATCGTATCCGATCCTGATAAGGTTATACTGCTCATTAATCTCTAAGACTCTCTTCTTAATCTGTCCATAATCTATGATGTTCCCCTCAGTAGCTTCTATGAATCCATCCCTCTCCCAATGATCGTAATTAACTCCCTTCTTCATACTCCTTCCCCTGATACTATCTTCAGGAATCCAAAAGAAAGGAAGCACATAATTCTTCCCATCTACATCAGGGAAGTATAAAACTAAGGAGCTTAGATCATGGCTCTTAGATAAATCTAAACCAGCATAGCAATCCTGACCTAAGAGAATACTAGAATCAAATGCTGTTCCACACTTATTCCATTCTCCAGCTTTAAGCCATCTCTCCGAACTGCTCACCCATATATTAAGATGATACTTCAGGAATGAGTTAAGAGTAGATCCAATGTTCTTAGCCTTCCGACTCTGCTCCTCTAGATAGTTCTCCTGAACAGAGACTCCGTAATTAGGATTAGCTTTCTTCCATGTATCAACTGAGAAGGGATCATCTTCTTTATCAGCTGCCCATATCTTTCCATAGAAGGAAACATCCTCAATAACATTATTATTAACCTTATTAGTATAGTCATGAACTTCATAACAGATAGATGTTGTATCATACCCAGCTGTAGAAATACTGAAGAAGATAGGATTCTTATGAGTCCCCTGTGAAGTACGAAGCACATCATACAGCTCTCTATTAGGCTGAGCTAATAATTCATCCATAAAGACAGCTGTACACGATAGCCCTAAACTTCTAGGAGCATCAGCTGATACTACCTGATAAGTAGTGTTAGTCTTTAGATTAATAATGCTGTTCCTCATTACCTTAGTCTGACTCATTAGAATATCTGAGTTCAGACATATCTGCTTAGCTGCCTTAAATATAATAGAAGCCTGATTCCTATCGGCTGCTGCTGAGATAACTTGTCCTCCTATAGTATCAGGATCAAATAAATGCCATAGAGCTAAACAACTCATAAGAGCAGACTTCCCATTCTTTCTAGGGATCTCTAAGTATATCTCCTTTTTTATTCTGTTCCCTAGCTCATCAACCTCTCCGTATATTGGATATATAATATCTTCCTTCTGCCATTGTTCTAATACAAATGGCTTCCCAGCTTCAGGACCTGATACATGAGTGCAGATTCTCTCTATGAAGTTTATTACTCTCTTAGCTTTCTTCTCATCAATCATCTAACAAATCATCTAAAGATATTATCTTATTCTCTACTGCATTAAGTTTAGCTCTAGCTGAAGGAGTTAGTCCAAACTCAGAAAGCATCTTTCTAACTCTACTCCATGACTCAGCCATTATCTGAGCCTTAGGATGTTTCTTCCAAAGTATCTCCCCAGCCTGATTAGTTACAGAGTACACATCTCCATGCTTATCAATATACTGCTTCGCTTTTCTGTAGTCATCATAGGCCTCAGCTAACAATACTAAGCCTGTCTGATCCACATCATTAATCAGATTCATCTTATATAGCTTCGAGGCAATCCCTAGATAGTAAGCCTGAGCTTCCTCAGAAATATAATCAGGGAGGGAGGGAAGGGAAGAGGGAAGGTCAAGCTTCTCACCATCCCTATCCTTCCTGAAAGTTCCTTCCTGTTTTTTTAATGT